CGCCAGCGTCCTGCTGATGAAATCAGTATACGCATCGTAAACTTTATTGCAATACGATATGTATACTTTTTTGATGCTATGAATACGTATTGTTGATTTATAAGGCTATTTATTTTTGTAAATGCCAAATCAATCCACCTGTGGTAGCTTGTGATGGTCAAAATCTGAGCGGGGATTGGCTATGAATCTGGACGAGGAGCGCGTGAACATGATGGTTGCAGCTATGGGGCGGGCGATTATGGGGCTATCTCTCGCCAATC